CGGGCGATTTGGCAATGCGATTTTTGGACAGAAATCTTCACCCTGAATGGCAGGGCGATAGGACCAGGATGGTATACTCTTTTCCATCAAATATGGACCTATGGGAGCAGTACGCGGAAGTCCGTTCAGACGAGCTAAAGAACGATGGCGATGGATCGAAGTCGAGGGAATTTTACATCAATCATCGAGATGCGATGGACGACGGGGCCGAGCTTTCGTGGCCAGAGAACTTCAGAAAAGGATATGTCTCTGCAATTCAAGATGCGATGGATCGGCGGTTTCGTTCTTACAACGCATTCATGGCAGAATATCAATGCGACCCGCTGGAAGATACCGAGGGTCGCGGGTTCTCGATGACGGCCGCCGACATCGTTTCCAAGATCAACGGGTACAGGGCCGGAGTAGTGCCAAGCCAGGCGGAAATACTAACGGGTTTTATTGATGTTCACGGAGAAGTATTATTCTACTGTATTATCGCATGGAAGCCCGACTTTACGGGCTGGATCGTGGAATATGGAACATTCCCAAAACAAAACAGAAAATATTTTGCGCTGGCCGACGCCAATCCAATTATGAGCAAATACTTGGCGACGGAATATATCGAACTTCGCGGCCAAGCAACGGAACCAATCGTGGCAAAGGGATTGAGCCTACTCTTGGCCGACTTGACAGAACGAGAATGGAAAAAGGACGACGGCAACAGCATTACTCTTTCAAGACTGCTGATCGATACTGGATGGAAGGACGAAATCGTTTACGGATGCATTCGGATGCTAAATCAAAAGCCTGTATCCTTGCCGATCGTTATGGGGTCAAAAGGCAAAGGCATTACCGCGACAAAAAAACCATTTTCGAGCTACACTAAGCATCCTGGTGATATTGTCGGCTCCCGATGGCGATCTCCAAAGCCTGAAAAAGGCAGGCAGCGAATCGTCCACATTGATACCAATTATTACAAATCATTCGTTCATTCAAGGTTATTTGTTCCGCTTCAAGCTTCTGGATCAATTTCACTTTTTGGCGAAGATCCACGCAAAGCGGATCACACGCTAATAAGCGAACACTTGACGGCTGAAATTCCAAAAGAGGTGTTCAGTAAAACAGATAATCAGACGGTAGTGGAGTGGCAGAAAAAACCAAACGCTGATAATCACTGGCTAGATTGCGTGGTCGGATGCTGTGCTGCCGCGTCATCATGCGGATGCGCTTTGCCTGAAGCAATGAGCGAAACTCCTAAAGTATCTCGCAAGGAAGCCGAGCAGGAATTCATGGCCTCGCTGAAACGACGGGGGGTCGTTTGATGGGATGGAGCCGACCTACAGAGGAACAAAAGGTGGAGTTTATGAAGAAGCTCGAAAGTCCGGGCGGGGTGCAATGTCCCGATTGCGGCTGCCGAGATACGAAGGTGCGAAAGACTTTGCGAGGAGATGGGTTCATTCAACGGGCCAGGGTATGCCGTCACTGCGGCAAGCGTTGGCCGACTTTCGAGCAATAGGATTTTCATATGGCCATAAGAATTAGCCCACCGTCTTGGGCCTTGGAGCGATTGAAACAGTCCATCGACTATTGGCAGTCACTTGGTGCTGTTATCGATCACTGGGAATGGCGATATGATTGGAGTTTTGTACTCTATATTTACTAACTTTCTAAGGAGGAAAGCATGCAAGATGGCAATTTGCGAAATGATGAAATGCGGATCAGATATGATCTGGAAATGTGGTCGCGGCGATCTATGTCCGATCGCAATAGCGTTCTTACGGTGGCGAGAGAAAATGCAGTTGTCTCAACTTTTGTGCAAGCTTGGAGAGGCGGCGCAATCGATTGGGAAGGTGCTTTGACTCGAACGGTAATCGAGCTTGCAAGACAGAATGCGGAACTGTTGAAAAACGCCACCAAGTCCATCGAAAGAACTGCAAAATTCAATTTTGAATGCGCATCTTTTGATTTTAACGCATGGGAAGAAAAAATTCGCGCCGACGAGCGAAAGAAGATTTTAAGCGAACAGGATAACGCCAATGGCTGATTTCGAAATCAATCTTGGGTATTGGACCGGACCAAAAGCAGCGGAGAAGATGCGGCGCGGTGATACGCTTTATTGGGACGATTTCGGAAAACCAGTTGACGGTCAAGAAGGGGCAGGATGTTTTACCATCGTTAAGAACGCTAAGCTCCCATGCGCATGCGTCAGAGAACCGGCCGACGTTGAAGACCGAACGGTAGATGTAATTTTTTTAGCAGGTCCGAAACAAATGGAACCACGGAAACACGATTAGGAGGAAATCATGGAGCGACGATGCGATAAATGCGAATGGTGCGGTTCTTTCGGTGTGCATATTTTTTGCTGTCGTTTTCCGCCTCCACATCCAGAGGTACAACCGGGCCATTCCTGCGGAGAATTCAAAAAACGAGAAGGTCCGCTTCATTGGATTCAGAAGGACACGACTACTCGTATTCGCGAAGAAGTATTCGATCACGCCTATACGCGGGGAGTGAGCGACGGGCGCAAGCTGGAAAGAGAAGACTGCGTATCGCTCGTCGAGGAGACGGGGTACGAGCGGCAAACCCCATATGGCACCGGGCTTTTGAGCCACGGCGATTACCAAAAGCTGATTGCATCATCCATAAGAAACAGGGAGAAAATGTCGTGATTACAAAAAAACCGAAAATCGACTACGAACATAACGATACCGCGTTGACGCTCAATCCTTTCGAGGTATGCGACGAGCAAGACAGGTGCGGAACATTTACAAAAACGCATCCAGACGGATGGACGATTAGCGGAAAAGTTTGGGAGGATTATTTTTATTGGGTGAACGATTTTCACGCATGGCATCCAACACTAGGACACGTTTGGGGTGATTTTGAAACTGAAGTTCAAGCCGACTCGGAAGAGGCGTTTGCTGATTTTTATTCCAAGCACACGCCGGAATCATGGGACTATGCAGAGATTTAAGGATACATATATCCCGATTCCCGTTTTTTTATTGACACCCTTCAAAGCGGGTGTATAACGACAACATGGGCGACGGCACGGAGTAATTAACCGCGTCGAAACCAGACAATACGAAACTTCAAGACGGCCATGTAGCGGCTACATCGTTACATGGCCGTCTTTCGTTTCTTGAGTCTCGCCCTCCTTTGAATCATCATGGCCGACCCAACCACCATCGCCGAATCGATCGAACAGGCCGCGATTGCCGGAGTGCAAAGCGTCACCGTTGATGGCGTTTCCACCACGGGAATGAGCATTGACGAGCGGATAAAGGCCGAACAGTTCGGTAAATCCCAAACGTCGGCAAATAAAAACCATTTCGGTTTACGCTTCGCGCAATCGAAGCCTCAGCACACGCAATGAGCATTTTGGGAGCGATCCGCCGAATCTTCAGCCGCGAACCTTCGCGGGCGGTGGATTATCCGCGCATGGTGCGAGGCACATACGACGCGGCCCGAACCGGCGACCGAAACGAAAAACATTGGGTCGGTGCCGACTGCCTCGACGCCGACGCCGCTCATTCGCCTTCGATACGCCGGCGGATTTCCACCAGGGCGCGCATGGAAACCGGGAACAACGGTTTCGGCAAGGGTATCAATCTGACGCAGGCGAATTACGTCGTCGGACTCGGCCCCATGCTGCAAATGGGGACGCAGAATAAGCCCTTCAACGCGATGGTTGAAGCCCGATGGAAGTCCTGGGCGAAACGATCCGGGCTCGCTCGCAAGCTGCGGACGGCCTGCAAAGCCAAGGTATCGGATGGCGAATCGTTCATCATCGTCCGCGTGAATCCGAACATCGCCGACGCCGTGAAGCTCGATCTGGTCGGCATCGAATGCGAACAGTGCGCATCGCCAAATCTCCCCTACGCCGAGCTGAACCGCATCGACGGCATCAAGTTCGACGAGTTTGGGAACGTCCTCTGGTACGAGGTTTTGAAACGTCATCCCGGCGGCCAGTTCGCGATCTTCAACTCCGAAACCGAAAATGTTCCTGCCCGTTATATGCTGCACTGGTATCGAGAGGACCGGCCAGGGCAGCACCGCGGCATCTCGGAAATCACTCCCACGCTCAACCGTTTCGCCGAGGATCGCCGCTATCGAGAGGCCACCATTGCGGCCGCTGAGAACATCGCGAATCTTTCCGTACTTCTCGAAACGCAGGGTATGCCCGACGACGGCCCGGACGCCTCGCCGCCGTTTCAAGCGTTTCCGATGGAACGCGGGATGATTACGCAGCTTCCCTACGGCCACAAAATGAGCCAGCCGAAATCCGAACAGCCGACAGCCGGTTATGGGGAATTCGTCGGCGCGCAAATCTCCGAAGAGGCCCGGCCGTTGAACATGCCGCGCAACATCGCGGCTTGCGATTCGTCGGATTACTCGTTCTCCGGTGGACAACTCGACCACCTGACCTACTTCGTTTCCATCGACGTGGAGCGCGACGACTGCGAAAACATGGTCCTCGATAAGCTCTTTGAAGTTTGGTTCCCACTGGCCGTTGAGGCTTACGGCTGGACCGTTACGGATTCGCCCGTTCCTTCTCATTCATGGTCGTGGCCCGCCCGGCCGGTCATCGACGGCGAGAAGGTCGCCAATGCGAGCCGCACGAATCTTTCCACGGGCTGCGCAACGCTCCGTCAATTATGGGCCGCGCAAGGCCAGGACTTCGACGATGTTGTCACCGAAATGGCGAACGATTACGGCGTCAGCGAGGCGGAAGTCAAAAAGATTCTCATCGACGCGATTTTCAAAAACGGCAATCCGCAAGGCCAACAGCCTGCGAAGCCGGAAGAGCTTCCGCCCAAGAAACAACCGGCCGCGAAAGCAAACGGACACAACCGCCTAGCGGAGGTGCTGCAATGAAGGCAGTCGTCTATATGCAGATTCACTGTCCGGCATGCAAGTCGATCATGCGCCGCGATGAATCGACTGATACGGTTTTTTGCGAATGGCCGCGTTGCGATTTGCGGGGAAAGCGATTTCAGGCCCCCACGGTCGATCTCAAACCAGTTTCGGAATTCGATTCGACCATCAAAGGTGACCCACAATGAGCAAACAAAGCAAACGCCGCCGACTCGCCATGATTCTCGCCAAAGCATCCGAGCATGTCATCGAGTGCGCATGCTCGCCCGTTGAATGGATTCAAGCCAAAGAAGGAGAGACGCATGCGGACGATTCGCCCAAGCGATTCAAGATGCGAGCCTACACCGGCGGCCCGATGCTTGTCGGCTACTACGGTTCGCCCGTCGTCATCGACATGGCCGGACTAACGGCGAAGGCCCCGCTGCCCATTTTGATGAATCACGACATGGGGCAAATCGTCGGTCATGCGGACGAAATCGACGCAGGGGAATCGAATCTCGATCTATCGGGCATCGTGTCCGGCGCAACTCAATTTTCCGAGCAAGTCGTTGCCTCCTCAAAAAACGGCTTCCCGTGGAAAGCGTCGGTAGGCGCACGGCCCGACAAAATGGAATTCGTCGGCGAGGGCATCACGACGAAAGTCAACGGCAAAACATTCACCGGGCCGCTTTACGTGGCGCGGCAATCGACGCTGGGTGAAGTCTCGTTCGTCGCAATGGCGGCGGACTCGAAAACGAAAGTCAACGTTGCGGCATCCGCCGCGAATTTTACTGAAAGGAAGTCCAAAATGGACGAACAATTCTTGCAATGGCTCGAAGCCAGCGGATTCGATGCGGCGACCTTGACGGAAACGCAAAAGACCGCCCTCGAAGCGAACTGGAAAAAGGCAACCTCGGCGGTCACTCCGGCCGAGCCGGCCAAACCCGTGGAAGCGAAGCCCGACCCCGTGGCCGAAATTCGCGCCGAGATGAAGCGAGTCGCCGACATTCAGGCGGCTTGCGTTCCGAACCCGGCCTACACCGCCGAGCAATCGAAGGCCGTGGCCGACATTCAGGCGAAGGCGATCGCCGAGAACTGGCTGCCGATCAAGGCCGAATGCGAAGTCATCAAGGCCACCTTGCCAAAAGGCCCGGCCATTCACGCTTCCACGCGGGAAGTCAACGGCGATGCGATTTCGGCCGCGTTCGCCATGTCCTGCGGCCTGAAAAAGTCGGAAGATCATTTCAAACCCGAAGTTCTGGAAGCCGCCTCGCGCCATCGCGGAATGGGCATCCAAGAACTTTTGCTGATCCAGGCGATGCAAAACGGCTACACCGGCCGGATGGCGATCACGCAGGGGAATGTCCGCGAAGTCCTTCGCGCCGCGTTCTCGACGCACACGATCACCACGCTGCTTTCGACGACCGGCAACAAGGTATTGCTCGAAGGCTTCAACTCCATCCCGCAAGTCTGGCGGGAAGTCGCGGCCGTTCGCAGCGTCAGTGACTTCAAAGCCACCACCTGCTATCGCCTGACTACCGACCTCGAATACGAGGAAGTCGGACCGGGTGGCGAAATCAAGCATGGCACGATGGGCCAGGAGTCCTATACGCGGCAAATCCGCACGTTTGCGAAGATGCTGGCGATCACTCGCCAAGACATCATCAACGACGATTTGGGCGCGTTCGACGCGATCAAGCAACGCCTGGGCATCGGTGCCGCGATCAAGATCGACAACACGTTCTGGACCGTCTGGCTGGCTGCCCGCAATGGCGCGGCCTTCTGGACCGCCGCTCGTGGCAATCTCGTCGCCGGCGCGGCCCTCGCCGAGGCCGGCCTAAATTCCGCCGTGAAGGCTTTCCGTGACATGGAAGGCCCGGATGGCAACATGATGAACCTGGAGCCGAAGTTGCTCCTCGTTCCGACCGCACTCGAAGCGACGGCGTTGAAGATTTACAGTTCGCAGGAAATCCGCGATACCACGGCCTCGACCAAGTATCCGACCGCGAACATCTACCAGAATCGTTTCCGCCCGGTCACGGTTCCGCAAATGGGAAGCACGTCTTACACGGGCTACTCGGCCACCTCGTGGCACTTGCTCGCCGACCCGAACGTTTTGGCCTCGGCTGAAATGTGCTTCCTCGACGGCCAGCAATCGCCGACCATCGAATCGGCCGACGCCGATTTCGACACCCTCGGAATCCAGTTCCGCGGCTATCACGATTTCTATCCCAACATGAGCGAATGGCGAGCCTCGGTGGAATGCCAAGCGTAAGCCGGTTCGATCAACAATAACATTTTTTGAAAGGATACGAACATGGCTCAAACGCCTGTCATCATTCGCGGAAACGGGATGAGCATCGACTACACCCCGTCGTCCGCCGTTGCCGCTGGTGCGGTAGTCGTTCAGGGTACGCTCGTCGGCATCGCCACGGAAGCGATTGTCGCGAACGCCAAAGGCTCGCTTTGCGTCTTTTGCCAAGCGACCGTTCCGAAAGACAACTCCAATATGTCGGCCGTCGGCACGGCGATCTATTGGGACGCCGACGGAAACCCATATGGCGGCGATTCCGGTAGCGGGTGTTTCACGACCACGGCGACTGGCAACACGTTCGCCGGTTGGTGCCTCGAAATCGCCGGAACCACGACCGGCACGGTGCTAGCTCTGATTCAATCGAGCTTCGCAGTTTCGGTTACGACTTCCGACGCGTTGACCGACGTTGGCACCGTGACTTATGCAGCCGGCAGTCTGCTGGTTGGCGACGGCTCGAAGTTCGAGAACGTGGCTGTCAGCGGCGCGTATGCTTTGGCCGCGACCGGCGCGTTGACTTACAACTGCGCCACGAAGGCAGCCGCCGGAAGCACTCAGAGCGATGCCACGGCAATCACCGCTGAAGGCTTCTGCCTCGTTACCGCCGCCGACGCGACGAAAGGCGTAAAGCTCCCCGCCGCCGCTGCCGGGAAGCGAGTCACCGTCAAGAACAACGCCAACGCGGTTCTGAAAGTCTATCCGGCCTCCAGCGATGCGATCAACGCATTGTCTGCCGACGCCGCTCTGAGCATGGCCGCTTACACGTGCGCCACGTTCACTGCTTATGACGCGACGACTTGGTACACCGAGCCGTTGCTGCCGAGCTAACGTTTTTCTGCTCCCCGGCGGGTCGGGTTTCCTCCGTACCCGGCCTGCCGGTTCATATACCGCAAAGGAATTCGATCATGACCCAAACCGTACCCTGCATCGTCAAAGCTCGCGGACGTTCCATCGACTATACGCCGGTCAGCGCGGTCGGTGGCGGCATGGTCGTCATCCAAAGCGGATTGATCGGCGTTACGCCGCAAGCGATCGAGGCCGGACGCAAGGGCACGATTATCGTTGACGCTGACGTGGAAGGGCCGAAAGACTCTTCCGATATGTCCACGCCCGGGTTGGCGATCTATTGGGACAACTCGGCGGGCTGTTTCACGACCACGGCGACGGATTATTATTTCGGGCAAAACCTCGAAGCGGCCGCGACATCGGCGACGAAGGCGACGGTGCGGATGCTTGCGTCTGAATCTCCAATAAGTGTGATTGAATCGTTTACCGGATCGCAGATATTCAACCCGCTCAACTATGGCGCCGTCGGCGACAATTCCACCGACGACTATACCGCTTTGATGCGCACGCTCGACGCGGCGAAAGGCGCGAGCGAT